GGATTGGGCGGAAAGCTGGCGGTTGCATTGATGCCGATGCTGGAGAGCACAACCAACGCCCTGGTGGGGCTGATCGATGGCTTCAACAAGCTGAACGGCCCGATGCAGACGATGGTGGCCGTTGGCGTCGGCATCGCGGTGGCCTGGGGCCCACTGATCGGCACCTTCATCAACACACACAAAGCAATCCTCATCCTCAAGGCTGCCCTGGCTGGCCTGGCCGGTGCCCAGGCTGCCGCTGGCGCTGCTGGTGCCGCTGCTGGCGCTGGAGCAGCCGGCGGAGGCGGCATCGCGGCCCTGACTGCGCTGATCCTCTCGCCTGCTGGCCTGATTGCCGCCCTGGTGCTGGCCGGCATCGCCATCTACATATTCCGCGATCAGATAACTGGCGCCCTAAAAGTCATGTGGGACGCCTGGACGCGGTTCATCGGCTACCTAAACGACATTGCCCACAAAGCTTTTGGCGCGATGTGGGATCTGGCTGACAAGCTGTTTTTCGGCAACACCAGGCGAGCCCTTGGGTTACTGGGAGAGTTCTGGGCGTCTATCTTCAACAAATACAAAGAGATTGCCGCCGGTCTGTTCACCTGGTTCACCCAAACCGTTCCCAACGCCCTGGTGGGCCCGTTCCGCGCAGCTGCCGATGCCATCACCAGCATCTGGACCGGCATCGTCGGCACGATCAAGTCGGTAATCAATGGCGCCCTGGCCAGCATCGGCAACTACGTCAACGGCTGGATCAATGGCATCAACGGGCTGATCAACGCCGCCCGCAACATCCCCGGCGCCCAAGGCCTGCCGAACCTGCCACAGGTGCCCATCCCCCAGCTCGCAGCCGGCGCCTACCTGGACCGCCCCACCTTGGCGATCGCCGGCGAGGCGGGCCCTGAGTATGTGATCCCCGCCGCCCGGATGCCAGCCGCCGCCGCTGCGTTCCAGGCCGGCGCCCGTGGCCCTGCGGTGCTGGCTGGCGGTGCTGGTGGCCGGCCCAGCATCAACATCACAACCGGCCCGGTGATGCAGCAAGGCGGCCAGCAGTGGGTCACCGTGGGCGACCTCCAGGCAGCGGTCGGCAGCGCCGTGGCACAGGCCCGGGGTGATGCCAGGCGGCTGATCGCCCAGCCCTCCAGCCGGATGGCCCTGGGGATCAGCTGATGGAGTACGGCCGCTCAACCTGGCTGCGGATCTACAGCGGCGCCACCACCTATCAGCGCTGGCAGAACTATTACTTGGGCCAGACCGTCAGCTCCCACGCGTTCCTGCCCTTTGAGGTCGGCGCCCTGGTGATCAGCGCAGACGGCGACCAGTCAGGCCTGACCATGACTCTGCCGGCAACGGCCGAGGTGATCACCGCGATTGAGGCCGCGATTGCCGGCCTGCGCCTGGTGGAGGTGAAGGTCTACAGCTTCGAGGACCCAGCCATCAGCAACACCACGCCCGCCGGCCAGACTTTGCTGTCGACGTTCCTCGGCGAGGTGACCGACTGCAGCGCGACGCTTACCAGCCTCTCGGTAACCCTGGGCACCAGCCTCGCCCCGATCGGCGCCCAGATCCCCCGGCTGCGGTTCACACCTGAGCTGGTTGGCTATCCCTACCGCCCATGACGCTCCTCGGCCAGACCGCACCAGCCCTCGCCGTGCCGGCGCTGACGGCCACGGCGCGGCAGGACAGCACCACCAGCGCGAACACGCCGAACGACCTGACCGGCGATCAGGTGGCCGCCCAGCTGGGAGAGAGCATCCCGCTGGTGTGGTGCCGGCGGCAGACCGTCGCCAATGAGGATGAACCCGAGGTCGGCGGCTGCTGGGTCAGCCCGGTGGCGACGGAAGCCAGGTTCCAGAACGACGCCGACAACAGCCTGACGGTCTGGTATCAGCTGGTGGTCAGTGAGGGCCAGATCGCCACCCTCCAGGCCGGCGACGTCTGGCAGGGCGATGAAGCCCGCGGCAGCTGGACCCAGGCTTACAACGCCCGCGCCGGCAGCTGGGCGCCTGGGAATGCTGTGACCCAGCAGTACGGCTACGAGACCACCAGCTACACCCTGGAGGCCAGTGGCCAGCCCTGGGTCGGCGTGCCGTCCAGCGCCTGGAACTCTCCCGGATCGATTGAGGCCTGGCAGCAGGCCCTGGCGCGGGTGACGATCGCCAGCCGCGGCGAGTACGTCACCAGCCTTTCAGCCTCGCCGGTCATGGTGGGCTGGGCCAGCTTCACGGTCGCGAACCGGGCCGCGTCGGATGTCAGCAGCGTCCAGCTGCTTTATACCAACCCACCATCACGGCGCCTGCCCAGCTATTCGGTAACCCGGGCCCCGTCGCTGGAGCCCTACCGCGTGCAGACCGAGCTGGTGGAGATCGGCGTGACCTATGCAGCGGTCACCCAGGACTATTACCAGGCCGGCGCCCAATACCTGGTCACCATCGATGAGGTGAACCAGCCCCCGCTGCCGCTGCCGGTGGCCCCGCTGTTCTGCGGCACTGGCGGCACCTATGCCGGGCTGTCGACGCTCTCGTTTTCGGCCACCTTCCCCAGCGAGGACGATCGCTGGAAGCAGCAGGTGCATGTCTTCGCCCGCGGCGGCTGCCAGTCCGCCCGCCTGACGGAAGCCGGCACGGGCCCCAGCTGCTGGCTGCCGGATCTGGCGCGGTACCTGTTGGCCACCTCCAGCCGGATTTCGGCCGACCTGATCGACACAACAAACCTGACGACCGCCTGCAGGTTCAACCAGGCCCTGGGGCTGCGCTTCAACGGCGTGCTGTCCCAGCCCACGAACCTCAGGGACTGGCTGCAGCGCATCGCCCCGTGGTTCCTGCTGCTGGTGTCGAACCGCGGCGGCGCCCTGGGGCTCCGGCCGGCCCTGCCGATCGACGGCAGCTACGGGCTGGACCTCAGCGAGATCACGCCGGTGCTTGAGCTGAACGAATCCCACATCGACCCGGACTCGTTTCAGCTGGACTACGTGCCGACTGACCAGCGGCAGCCGATCTGCCTGCAGGTGCTCTACCGGTCGCAGCCGGCGAACCAGCCCGGCCAGCGCCAGATGATCGAGGTGCGCTTCGACGGCCAGGCCTTCGCCGGCCCCTACCAGCAGATCGACCTGTCGGAGTTCTGCTGCACCCTGCGCCATGCCGTCGTCGCGGGCGCCTTCGAGCTGGCCCGGCGCTACCACGTCTCGCACTCGCTGCGGGTGGTGGTGAACCCAATCGCGGAACTCGCCACCCTTCAGGCGGGCGACGTGATCGGCGTGACGATGCCGCGCCTGAGCACCCTGGGCAGCTCAGCGCATCGGCAGCTCTACCAGCTGGCGAATCTGACCCAGGACAGCACCGGCAAGGCCGAGCTCAGCCTGACGCACTTCCCGGTCGATGCTGCCGGCCGCTCCCTGGTGGCCCTGTCCATCGCCAGCCTCACGCCGAATGTGATCGTGCCGGCGGCCCGGGTCGTCGTCGCCGCGCGGGTGCCCACAGTCGGCGCTGGCGTGCGCCTGCTGGCCCCGGCGGCGGTGATCACCGTGGCGGCCCAGGTGCCGGCCTGGTCGACGCTGACCAGCGTGCAAGTGCCGGCGGCGGTGGTGGCGGTGGCGGCGCTGGCTCCGGTGGTTGCCGCCGGCAGCAATGTCCCGGCGGCGGTGATCATCGTTGCCGCCCATGCCCCGGTCGTCAGCTCTGCGAATCAGATAGTTCCAGCGGCGGTGATCACTGTTGCTGGCCAGGTACCAACGCAAGCCGGGCCAACTCAGGACGCCAGCTTCTCCAGTGTGACCATGCTGCTGCGCATGAATGGCAGCAATGGAAGCACAACATTCACCGACATCAGCAACAGCGGGCATACGTTCACCGCATACGGCAATGCACGGATCAGCACGGCCCAAAGCAAGTTCAACGGTGCATCGGGTTTCTTTGATGGCAGCGGCGATTACATCACCACCACACCAGCCACTGCGCTTTACCTGACCGACGACTTTACGATTGAATGCTGGGTCAGGATGACAAATAACAACGATGGCGTTGTCGCCTCAAGCTCTCAGTCTCAACAGAACAATATCCAGATTTTCAAGGTTAATGCTGGCGGCGTGAACGGAGCCGTTGAGGTTTACGCAGACAACAACGAAGCATCAAAGGGCAGTCTGATCGTGTCATCTGGTGGTGCTTTGACCGTTGACACATGGCATCATCTTGCGCTGTCCAGAACCAGCGGGTCGGCCAGGCTGTTTGTCGATGGTACACAAGTAGGCTCAACCGCTACGGGCTGGACAACTGGATTTAGGTGCGATGCAATCGGCACTTTGTTTACAAGCGGCACACGCTACGCAGACCTTGATTTTCACGGCTACGTTGACGAGTTCAGGATTACAAAAGGCGTCGGCCGATATACCAGCAACTTCACCGCTCCCTCGGCGCCATTCCCCGGTAACTAATGGCCACCTTCCCCGCGATCACCCCCAGCACCAGGACGCGGACGCCTGGCGTCTATCCGCAGACGGCCCACGTTGCCGCCAATGGCACGGAAGTCAGGATCCGCCACAGCAGCCGCACGGCCGGCGATCGGTTGCGGCTGAGCTTCGACAACATCACCCAGGCCCAGCTGGTGGCCATCAGCGACCACTGGGCCGACCACGGCCGGCGGGTGCGGTTTGCGCTGAGCTCAGAGGTCGATGGCGGCCTGGGGCTCACCCCCAGCGGCTGCAGCTGGCGGCACACGGGGCCACCGCAGGCCAGTGAATCGGCCACGGTCGCCGACTTCCATAGCGTGAGCCTTGAGCTGGCCCTGGTGCCCCTGCCCGTGCCCTGATGGCCAACTTCCCTTCGCTGGTCCCCGCCACCCGCTCCTACACCCTGGGTGAGATCACGGCGGCTGAGCAGGCCTGGCTGTCCGGCTTGGAGGTGATCTCCGAGTTCGTCGGCGTGCCAGTCGCGCATCGCCTGCAGCTGGCGTTCCCGGCCCTGGATGCCAGCGAGCGTGCCCAGATCGAGGCCCACTACGCCGGCCAGCAGGGCCCG